TAAAATGGCATTATTTGGAAAGGCAGATCTATCAAAATCAAAATATATCGTAGCGATTGTTGCGAAGATAAACGTTGGTGATAAGATAAAAATGTCTAATGGCAAGTCTTATAAATTAAAAAAGACAAAAGATATTATTGCTTTAGAAAAGGTACAAACTGATTTTGCAAAATACAAACAGATTCTATATCCTAATGGTCAATTCGCTGCAGTTTTTACTGACGCAAAAGTAAATTTAAGTTTAAAACCAGATGATATCCTTGATTCGTATGGTACTATTGAACTTAGATATCGTAGCTTCTCTGCTATTCGTGAAGCTGAAAAGGAATTGGCAAAAGTAGGAATCGAATCGAACATAAGTACTCGTGGTCGCGATATTCTTGAAGTTGACACAAATTCATCTGCGTTTAGGAAGGCTAATATTACTTCATCCTTTACTACAGATAAAAGAAAAAAGGCAGTAATGGATGCTCTCGACGGAAGCTTATCATTTAGATTTAACGATATCGATAAAGCTCCATTTTCTGGCATGGGAGGTGGATCACGTAATGCTTTAGGTAAACAGCTTGCAGATGCAGGAGAACTTGCTACGGTGATGTCTTTAATCAAAGATGTTAAAACACCAAAAGATACTGGACAAAAAATATTCATTGATAATCCAGATGCGTTTATAGCGTGGAACCAAACATTTCAATCGACTAAACCAGCAGTTGTTAAGATTGCGGGTAATCTTAATCGTTTTGATATATTGCATGATGCAACTGATAAGTCTGCATTCGCTACTGTAATCAGTGCATTTACAAAGAAGGTAAAAATTGCAAAAGATTCGTGGAATCCAGCCGACATCTTTCTTATTGATAAAAACAAGAAAACACAAATAATTAAAGATCTGCAATTCTGTATTGACAATTACGAAGTTAAGGATGGACTAACTTCTATGTTTAATAACAAGATGTATGATTATTATAAAAAAAAGCAACTATATCCTATATCTCTTAAGCAATTGGTCAGCGATAAACCATCTGTAGATTTTGCAAACGAACCAGGTAAAGCCAAGAAAGCTGCATATAATATTCAAATTGCCAAGTTTAATTGCAACTTAAGCGCTGAAGGAAAGGAAATTGGTTTATTTACATTTAAGAATGTTGATACATCAAAGCAAATTAGCCTACAAGTAAGAGGATTTCCTCATGGATATGGCACGGCTCAAACTGAAATTACATCTGATGGCACACCTTCTGGAGGTCGTTTAGGTAAAATTAGTACCGGAATTGTTGATCGAGTAATGGAAGAGTTCGATGACGAGCGAATTAAAAGTATTACATATTTTGGTAAAACACCAGAAGTATTTGGCGAGTTTGATGAAAAACGAATTAGCGAAGTTTATAGTATGTATCAAACGGTATCTAAACATTCAAAAGTTCAAGACGGAAATAAATTAACAAAAGCTCAGTTTGAGGCGTTAGTCGGAGACGCACAAAGAAATATGGATATCGCATCTAATCTTTGTATGAAAATACAGGGACTAAAAATGATGCATTTCTTTGTTACTAACGAAAAGAATATTTCTACAATTATGAATAAGATGATTAATGGAGCGAAGAAGATCAGCGATGATAATGGATTTTTTATTAAAATTTACTAAACTAACATGAAAACATTTAAAGAACACACAATCGAAGAAGAACAAGAACTCGAAGAAGGTTATGCAATCGATCTAACACCTTGGCAATTTTCACATCGAGGACAACAACCTAAGGGTGAAGGAACATGGGCATTCGATTATAAAGCAACTTTAGATTCTGGTGGAATGATTGGAATGCAACAAGATACATTCTTTTCAAAAGCAAGGTCAACATATAAAAACGCTGTTAAACAATTGACTAAATTCCTAAAGAAAGATTTGAAGGTAAAACCAAAACAAGTTGAAATTAAATTAGCGCCATAATGATACCATTTAAAGACTACTTATACGAATCAGCTAAGTCGGATCAATACGAAATCGATGTAGCTAATCACATTAATACATTAGGAGATAACTTAAAGGCTGAACGTCCTAAGGTTTCTGCTAAATACGCTGATGTTAGAATAGAGCGTAATGGTAATAGTACTTGGTTAGAAGTTAAGATGAATCATACTGATAATCTATCTAATCCAAGAGTATTCTTCGATGGTAAAAAATGGGATACAACGTATAACACACCATCGGCTAAGTTGGCAATTAATAAATTAAATAAGTCAAAAGAAGCTGCAGAGTTTCTAAAGGCAATTGCTAAATTTTCAGGAATTAATAATCCTAAAATTCCAACTACTAAGAGCGGTCTTAAAGACTCAAATGCTGTACCCTTACAGGTAATGAAAGACTTCTTTGCTCAACCTGGCATTAATAGGTATATCATGTCAGAGCCAAATATCAATTTAGGCAAAGTTGTAACAGATCATTATTTGAAAGGTAAAGCAGAGCCAGCTCATTATATGCAGGCTGCAGATGATTTTTATATGATCGGAACACGTAATCCTTTGAATGTACCTAAGAATGTACCGATACTCAGCGGTGTTGGTCCGTTTAAGATAAGAGTTGCTACAAGATCGCAGTTTTACGAAGTGCAAGCAGAAATTAAGATTAGTGAAATGCCTTCTTCCCGTTATTCAATAAAACCCGGTAGTTCTAAGAGAAACCCATTCGCATGATCAAGTTTAAACAATTTATAGCCGAAGCGGCATCGAATAAAAATACACACATGACACATCTGGAGGATCGCGTTATTTATGGTGGTGTCAAAGGTGCAAGAGAAGCCATCTTTGCTTTAAGAGCAATGCGTGATATGCTAGCAGGTAATAGTAATAAGAATTATGACGTTACTGTTAAATGGGACGGTGCACCTGCAGTTTTCGCTGGCACCGATCCTAGCGATGGTCAATTCTTTGTTGCTAAAAAAGGCATTTTCAATAAAGACCCTAAGGTCTATAAATCAGAAGCCGATGTTCGTGCAGATACATCTGGAGATCTTGCCGATAAGTTGTCAATTGCATTTAATGAGTTGAAGGATTTGGATATTACTGATGTCATTCAAGGTGATATTATGTTTACTAAAAAGGATGTTCAGACCGAGACGATTGATGGTGAAAAGTATTACACATTCCAACCAAATACGATTGTATATGCAGTTCCAGTAAACTCGAAGATGGGTAAAGAGATTAAGAAGGCTAATCTTGGTGTAGTGTGGCATACCACTTATAAAGGTAATGACTTTCCTTCAATGCGTGCATCATTTGGCGTCAATATCACTGGTCTTAAGAAGAAGTCTTCAGTGTGGTATCAATCAGCTGAATATCGTGACATCACTGGTAAAGCAACTCTATCAGCTACTGAGACTGCTAAAGTTACTGCTGCTCTATCTAAGGCAGGCAAGATCTTTAGTAAAATCGCGGGCAATACACTTCGTGAGTTAGAGAATAATACAAAGCTAGCACAATCAATTGAAACCTTTAATAATTCGTTAGTTCGTAGAGGAGAGAGAATCGAAAATACAACTAAACACGTTAATAACTTGATTGCTTGGTTCGCTAATAAGTTTAATAAAGAGCGTGATAAGAGAAAGACTGAAAAGGGTAAGGCTAATGTCACTAAGAAAGAAGAAGAGTTGATGAAATTCTTCTCTAAGGGGAATAAAGATAATCTAAAACAAATATTTGATCTTCAAAACGCATTGGTTGATGCAAAGCTGCTTATTATAAATAAACTAGATAAGGTTAAGCAACTGGACACATTTGTTCGCACTAAGACTGGTTTTAAAGTAACTAATTCAGAAGGATTTGTTGCCATTGATAAGACTACCGATGGTGCGGTTAAACTAGTTGATAGACTAGAGTTTTCAATGAACAATTTCAGCAAAGACGTAATAAAAGGATGGGAGAAATAACACTACTAGCATTATTAAAAAGAAATATCTAGTAGCAGAGTCATTAGACAAGTTGTCATAATTGTATAAATATATGTATAATCAACTTCTTAAAAAAATGAAACCAGAAAATAGCAACATGAATAAATTACCAGAGAAAGTTTTAAACTTTAAAGATTTCTTAGTAGTAGACTATACCCAACAAGCTGGTACTGATATCGATCCAGATGGGATCCTTGCTTATAAAAATAATAAAAGAAAGAAACTACACGCAGGCGGCGGACCAAGTGAATCAACCACAAAGAAGAAATAGTATGTTAGTAAAAGGATTCAAACAGTTTAACGAAGAAAGAGTCAAATCAGTAACATTTACATTTGGCCGATTTAATCCTCCCACAGTTGGCCATGGAAAGCTTCTTGATAAAGTTGCGTCTTTATCGACTGGCAATGACTATAAGGTATTTGCTTCTAAGTCAAACGATGCTAAAAAGAATCCATTGGAATATTCTGAAAAAATTAAGATAATGCGTAAGATGTTTCCTAAGCATGGAAGAAACATTGTTAATGATAAGAGTGCTTCAATACTACACGCAGCATCATCGTTATACTCTCAAGGTTATACTAAAGCAAAACTTGTAGTTGGCTCTGACCGTATCAAAGAAATGAGCTCGCTCCTTAATAAGTATAATGGAGTTAAGTCGAAACATGGATTTTATGATTTCGAAGGAGGTATCGAAGTTGTATCTGCTGGAGACCGTGATCCAGATGCAGATGACGTTTCAGGAATGTCTGCCTCTAAAATGAGAGCAGCTGCAGTATCTGGTGATTTCCAAGCATTTTCTAACGGTCTTCCAAAATCATTTGGTGATAAGCTATCAGTATTCAACCTTCTTCGTAAAAGAATGGGATTGAAAGAAATGGTTAACTTTCGTAAACACGTACAGCTTCCAACAGTTTCAGAAAAACGAGAAAGGTTTATCTCTGGTGAAATCTTCAATGTTGGAGATAGAGTTCAGTGCCAAAAGTCGAATCAAAACTTTACCATATCTGAGCGTTATTCGAATTATGTAGTGAGCGCTATCGGTACTAAGTATTTTATTAATGATCTTGAGGAATATTCTGAAGAAACCGTGAATCCAAAATATCATGCTGGTTTGTCAAAGTCAACTAAGGCTAAACGAAAAGCACAGTTTAAAAAGCAAGCCAAAATGGATGATGATAATCCAGCTGCTTATAAACCAGCACCGGGTGATGCAAGAGCAGAAACGAAACCGTCCAAATATACCAAAAGATTTAAGGATATGTTTGGCGAAGAATATATTGAAGAAGGCGTTGATGATCCTGCAATCTTTAAAGCAATCTTTCTTGCTGGTGGCCCAGGTTCAGGTAAATCATTTACTGTTGGTAAAACTGGTCTAACTGCGCTTGGATTTAAAATTGTTAATTCGGATGATAAGTTTGAGGCTGCTATGAAGAAAGCTGATCTTGAGCCAACTCCAAATAACATCTTTTCTCCTAAAGGTCAGAAACTTAGAAGCAGAGCAAAGGAACTAACTGCAAAGCAGCAAGAACTTTATCTTAATGGTAGACTTGGCTTAGTCGTTGATGGTACTGGTAAAGATTATGACAAGATTAAAAAGCAATCTGAATTGCTTAAGAAGTTGGGATATGATGTAGCAATGATCTTTGTTAATACTGATCTTGAGACAGCACAAGTTCGTAATAGAATGCGTCCACGGAGCCTTCCAAATGATCAAGTGGCTAAAATGTGGCAAGGAGTTCAGAATAATCTCGGTAAATTCCAATCAATGTTTGGATCTAACTTC